GATGCCCGTTGCCGTGCTGCCCGCCGTTGTGCCGCTACCCGTGATGGCCGCAATCAGCGCGCCCAGCCCCGTTGCCGTACCGGCTGCCGTACCGCTGCCGGTGAGGTTTGCGACGGCGGCAAGGAACGCTTGCAGGTTCGCGTCGCTGATTTCACCGCTTCCGGTGAGATCGGCGAGCGCCTGCACGATGAGGCTGCCAATAGCTTCGAGATCGCCCGATCCGGTCAGCCCCGCTTCGGCAAGCTTGACCGCCCACAACTCGGCAGCACTGACGCCACCCGTACCAATCAGCGCATTACGCGCAGCCAGTGCGCCCGCCTTCTGCGGCATCACCCACGCGGACGGATGGCGGTTGCCGGACGGGATGCCAACTAGATCGCTGGTGATGCCCTGCCCGGCCGTGAGATTGCGCATCGCAGCCGTGCGCGCCAACTGCCAGTGATGCGCCGACGGGTAAGCGTTATTGCTGATCGTCGCGCCAAAGGTACGGAACGCGCCTAAGTTGTCGCGATAGCCGTTGGCGAGCACGCCCATTTAGCCGCCGTAGCCGTAGTCGAAGTCCACGTTGATGACGCCGCCCGAAGTCGTCGCGCCGGTCTGGAACAGCAAGAATTGAATGTTCGCGCCATCCGGGATGCGTCGCATGGACGGCAGCGCGTTGACGAAATCAACTTTGTTGTATAGACCCGTTGCTGGCACCGGGATCATCCATAGCGGCTTGCACAGCCCGATAATGACCGTACCGGAGGCGTGCGCCGTGCCCGACCAGACCAGCGAAACAATGTCGCTGACGCCCGTATCGCCCGCTGCGAGCGGCAGAAACGGGTTGTACTTGTTGGCCGCAGCGCCGGTGTTGAGCAACTGGCCGACGCCCATGGACGCAGTAGAAGTGAACGTGGTCGTCGCACCCGCACCGCCGCCAGTATCCAGATAGTTAATCACGCACGTCGGCGCGTTCGCGCCCATCGCGGTATCCGCCGCGACAAACAGCCGCAACCCCTGGCCGTTCGGGTATCTGTCGCCCTTGCCGCCACCCGCGCCAATTGCGGTCATCGTGACGGTCTTAGTGCCCGTGGTGCTGACGTTCGTACCCGACAGCGGGACAAAGCCCACGAGGTCAATCGCCATTACGTACCACGGCGCACCCGCCGCTGCGACGCACGCAGCGCCCGCCGACAGGAAATGCTTGGTAGCCGGGCTGACATCGCCGCCCGTGTAGATCGTGCCCTCTGACCACGTGTCGTCGGTCGGCACATACGTCAGGTCGGTGCCCGTGAACGTGGCCGCGACGGGGTAGCCCGGATGACCCGAGAGCAGCGTCCACGCGCCAGCCGTGCCCACCGATGAAAGCGTCTTCGTAGTGACGACCGTATCGCCCTGCCCATCGACCGTCAGCTTGGTGATGAGGTCGTCTTGACTGGTAAAACCCATTGCGCCTTCCTAGTTCCAGACTGTTTCGAGTACGCCGACCAGCGTCGAGCTTGCGAGCGATCCGGCGTACCCACTAGCCAACAACCCGAGCACCGCGCCGTCCCTAATCTGCGGAGCGCCCGCGCTGTGAATGATCGGCGTGAACTCATCGCACGCACCGTAACTTTCGAGGTTGCCAGCAGTCGTGCGGCGACACTCTTGCGTCACTACTGTTTTAAACAGCGGCTTGACGATGACCAGCGCGAGCAGGCCGCCACCGGCCGCCGTGAACGTCACACTCTCAATCGAGCGCACGCCCGTGTCACCCGCCTGCAAGTACAAAAACGGGTTGTATGACGCGCCCGTGCCGCTGGCCGATACGATTTGACCGCCACCCGCCACGATGAACGTGAACTGGTTCGGCGATACCCGGCCGCTCACGCCGTCCTGATTGGTGTACGTGAACGTGAACTGCCCGGCCGCCGATGATGCAGACTGCGCAACAGCGACAACCTGCCCGCTCGTGTAGCGCGGCAGCGTCACCGTGTTGTCTAAGTCTTGCTGCTCGCCGATTGCGTCCGTGTCGATGAACGGGTAGTACAGCAGATAGTCACAGAACGCGATTCCCTGGCGTCCGTTCGTCGTCGAAGTCACGCTGGCCGCGTTGGACATCAACATGAGGTTTTTCACGTGCTGCGTCGCCGGAGCCACGCTCGGCACGTAAATTCCGCGCGATGCCTCAACCGTCGCCGCTACCAGCGGAGTCGATGCGTAGAAGTTCGCGCCCGGCGATCCTGCGAAGTAGGTGTAGTCCACCCACGCATTCGTCGTCGTCGCCGCTGACGCAACCGCCTTGCGGAACTGCGTCACCCAGACTTTGCCCGCCTCATCCGCTGCGGCGTACTCACTGATCGACCGAAAGCCCATTACACACTGCGACCCGTGAGCGCAGCCGCTACTTGCCAATACGCCACCTTCGCACGGTCGGGCAGGCTCAGGCCGCCCTCACCCGCTACGATGGCCTTGCGCGGCGCAATGATCGGCTCCGCGCACGCACCCTCGCACGGCCGCTTGATCGTTACCTGATCGCCGTCCGCCTTCACCGACACCGGCAGCTTGCACGTGTCGCAGTAGTACAGCGGCGGACCGATGACGGCGTCCATGCGCTTCTGCAATTCCGTGCGACGATCCATCAGGATTCCGTCACCGTGAGCGCGCCGCCGGCGAACTGCGGCGTGATGCCACTCGACACCACAAGCGAGCTATTGAGCGCACCGTAGTGCCACACCGGCGTAGTGCCCGACGCACCCGTGCCAGTGGATACGTGCGTGAGCGTCGCACCCGTCACACCGCACTGCGGAAAGCTGATCGTCGCAGCGTTGGACGTAGCGCCACCCGAGGCAGCCGCCCAGCCGGTAGAACGCGCCACATCCTGGCGCGCATAGTTCGTATACGCCGTCTCGTTCTCACTCTGCTGGTTCGTGCCCGCCGTGAGGTTGCCCGTGTGCAGGGCGACGCGCACGTTCGTCACAGGCGACGATGCCGCGTTGTCCGCGACGTTCGCCCACGCCGTAGCGCGGTACATCAGGTTCACGATGCTGTTACAGGTGGCGGTGGACTTCGGCATGTTCGTTACTCTCCAATCTCATCAATCAGCGCGCTAATAAGGTTTCCTTCCTTGTCGCGCTGCGGGGTGATTCGCTTCTGTTTGCCGCCGCCGAGGTTCACCACAATGGGCTGCGGCTGTACTTGCGGCTGCGGCTGTTCACTCTGACGTTCGCTGATCGACTTGAGCTGATCGGTCAACGCGGCGATGCTGGCGTTTACCGCCTCAAGCGCCTGATTCACGATGTCCGCAGCGGTCTGCTCGCCGTTCGAGCGCGCATTGGTTTCCATCTGCGCGCCCTCAGCCGTCAACTGCGCGGCGCGAGCGTCAAGCTGCGCCGACTGTTCGGCCACCTGCGCGCGGATGTCCGCCTGCGCGGCTTTGAGTTCCGCACGCTGCACCTTGAGATCGGCCAGCAGCATCTTGATTTCGGCCTTCTGCTGCTCGACTTGCTGCGCCTCTGCCTGAACCTGCTCGCCCGCCTGCTGAATCTGCGCCTGTTGTTCGGCCATCACCTGCTGCTGGGCCTGCAACTGCTGCGCGATCTCGGGCGGCATCTGCCCGCCATTGGTCAGGCGGTCTTCCAGTTCCTTCTTGTTCCGCAGCGACGACGCACGGATGAGTACGTCAGGCGGGATCGGGATGCCCTTGCTCGCGAGTTCCGTGAGCTGCATCCACTGTTCGGATTGCAGGTTCACCACATCGGGCGATTCGTCAATCACGATGTCAACGTCAACCGCCGCGACTTGGTTCTGATACTGCCCGGTCATCGGGTCTTGCACGTTCAACCCGACAAACTTGGGCGAACCCTCGTTATCGGTGACGCGAATCCACTGCTCGGCAGTCCAAAACTGTTTGACGCGGTTCCACGTGGAACGCATCACGCGCGTCTGCCAGAAACGCACGCTGTCAAACAGAATGCCGAGCTGAATCTCGCCACCCTGCGCGTCGATTTCTTTCGCACGGCCCGACACGCTGCCCGACTGGCCCTGTAGCGCGGCATTCGGACCCATCGCTGAGAATGCGTTAAGCGCGTCCTGAAGCAACTGAAACTGACCGTTAGCCAGTTCCGTGTTGCGCTGGATTTCCAACTCCATGCCAGGCGCACGCAGGATCACGCCATCGGGTCGCGCGGCTTCCTTGCGCAGTGCTTCGACATCCTCAACCGCGCC